TTACAATACGGGTGGCGTTGAGTGTATTGAGGGTATTGAATCTAGTATGACTCATGACGCGTTTTTAGGCTATCTCAAGGGTAACTGTATGAAATACCTGTGGAGGTACGAGTACAAGGGTAAGCCCCTTGAAGATCTAGAGAAAGCTCAATGGTATCTTAATCTGCTGATGGAACGGAATAAGTAATGGATTTAATTACTGTAGATTTTGAGACGTACTACGACAAGGACTTCTCACTACGTAAAGTAACAACGGAAGCCTACATTCGTGATCCTCAGTTTGAGGTGATCGGTGTAGGTGTTAAATTAAATGACAACCAAACTGAATGGGCTAGTGGAACGCATGAACAGATTAAAAAATACTTGGATTCATTCGATTGGGCAAACAGTATGCTCTTATGTCACAACACTATGTTTGATGGCGCTATTCTATCTTGGATTTTTGACGTGCGTCCTCGCGTGCTTGCTGATACTCTTTGCATGGCTCGCGCACTGCACGGTGTCGAGGTTGGTGGATCGCTTGACAAACTTACTCAGAAGTATGGTCTCGGCACTAAGGGGAAAGAAGTTCTAGATGCCATAGGTAAACACCGGGAAGACTTTACATCAGAAGAGTTAGGCAGGTACGGTGACTACTGTATTAATGATGTTGAGTTAACGTATAAGTTGTTTATGCGTATGGCTAAGGGATTCCCAAGGCAGGAGATGCGTATTATTGATATGACGTTGCGTATGTTTACTGAGCCTATGCTTGATCTTGATATTGGGTTGCTTCGGCAGCACTTAGAAGACACAAAGAAGATTAAGGAAGAGTTGATTGTGTCTAGTGGTGTTACACGCGAACAGCTTATGAGTAATCCTAAGTTTGCTGACTTACTGGTATCGATGGATGTTGCACCGCCAATGAAAACTAGCCTGACTACAGGCAAAGAAACCTACGCATTCGCTAAGAATGATGAAGCGTTTAAAGCATTACAAGAACATGATGATCCTAGAGTACAAGCATTAGTTACTGCACGGTTGGGTACTAAGAGTACGTTAGAGGAGTCACGTACGGAGAGGTTTATAGGTATTGCCAAGCGTGGTTTGATGCCTATCCCGGTAAGGTATTATGCAGCGCATACTGGTAGGTGGGGTGGTGATGACAAGATAAACATCCAGAACTTACCTAGTCGTGGTGTTAATGGTAAGAAATTGAAGTCCAGTATCATTGCGCCGGTAGGTTACACACTAGTTGATTGTGATTCGTCACAGATTGAGGCGCGTGTACTTGCGTGGGTAGCAGGCCAAGATGATTTGGTTGAGGCGTTTGCTAACAAGGAAGATGTATACATTAAAATGGCCTCTAGAATATACAATGTAATAGGTAAAGATGTTACCAAAGAGCAGCGGTTTGTTGGTAAGAGTACAATACTTGGTGCAGGGTATGGTATGGGTGCGGTACGTTTTGCTGAGCAGTTGAAGTCCTTTGGTACTACTATAGATGTAGAAGAGGCGCGTAGGATCATACAGATATATCGAGATGCTAACTGGAAGATAAGTCAGTTTTGGCGTAATTGTCAGAACATGTTGGTTGAGATGTCACGAGGTAGTACGGCATCGTTTGGTGCGTTAGGTATAGTAAAAAGTGTAGAGACAGCAACAGGTTATGGTATAGAGTTGCCAAGTGGTCTAGTTATGCGCTACGATGACTTACAGTATGAGCAAGGCGAGCGAGGTCCAGAGTTTAGTTATATGACTAGACGTGGGCGTACAAGAATCTACGGTGGTAAGGTTACAGAGAATGTATGCCAAGCTATCGCTAGGTGCATCATGGGTGAACAGATGTTGGCTATAGCTAAGAGATACAAGCCTGTACTCACAGTACACGATTCTGTGGTATGCTGTGTACCAGATGATGAGTTAGATGAGGCTAGACAGTACATTGAAGAGTGTATGAGTACAACACCTTCATGGGCAGAAGGTATGCCTATAACATGTGAGTCTGGCATTGGTAAATCTTATGGAGATTGTGAATAATGAGTAAAGACATAGAGAAAGCAATTAAAGATGCTCACGAAGCAGCAGACAAAATTATTGATGAAGTGCAAGAAGAAATACAAGATACCCGTATGGAAGTTAGCACTTGGCTAAAACAAACACGTAGCTTTACTTACGCTGAGCTATTAGTGGTAGGTGTAGGTGTTGTAGCTGTAGTTTGGACTGCAGGTAGTATGTAATGGGTGCGGCTCCGTGGTCTTTCAGCAGAATAAAATCCTTTGAACAATGTCCCAAAAAGTTTTATCATCTAAAGGTAGCAAAGGATTACAAAGAGCCTGAGACTGAGGCTATGTTGTATGGGACTGCGGTGCATTTAGCCGCTGAAGAGTATGTAAGAGATGGGAAACCGTTACCCCCAGAGTACGTATATGTAAAAGCCCCGATAGACGCACTATGTGCTAAGAAGGGGGAAAAACTCTGTGAATTGGAAATGGGGTTAACGGCAGACCTAGAGCCGTGTGGCTTTAGAGATGAGGAAGTATGGTGGCGAGGGATCGCTGATTTAGTAATACTTGATAGAGAAAGCAAGGTTGCTTGGGTTATTGATTACAAGACAGGAAAGAATACTAGGTATGCAGACAAGGGACAGCTTGAGTTGATGGCACTCGCTGTATTTAAACACTACCCTGACATTGAAACTGTACGTGGTGGGTTGTTGTTTGTTGTCTGTAATGAGTTAATAAAAGATACATACGCTTCAACTGATGCCGGTAAGATGTGGGAGAAGTGGTTAGCTGATTACAATCGTATGGAAACAGCATTTGATAACGATGTATGGAATGCTCACCAGAGTGGGTTATGTAAACGACATTGTTTAGTTACAGAATGTGTGCACAATGGGAGGCACTAATGAGACGTAGAAGAAAGAAGCAAGTAAACGCCCCGGTTGGTAGTGACACATTTGAAAGAAGAATGGAACGTCAACGCGCAAGACGTGCGTTTGATAAGAAGAATGGTAAGGCTGCCCGTAAAGGCAAGGACATTAGTCACAACAAGATGTTGAAAGATGGTGGCAGTAACGAAGATGGTTACAAACTAGAAAGTCCTAGTAAGAATAGATCTCGGAATGGGCATAAGCCTAAGAAAAAGTAATTTGTTGATGTGGTGATAGACGTTTAGCTTGATGCGTCAGAAAAAAAATACAAAAAGTGGGAGTTCCTCCTCACTGTAATATTGTACAAAATCGAGTTAGTTCAGGGTATATTGTAAACCTATTTTGTCGGACTTAGCCTCATCTGTGGACGAAGCGGGGCCTATTAATCGTATAGCGAAGACCGCTTTACGAGGTTAACTGACGGAGAATAATAATTGAAGATCGTGGATAACAAAGCGCTACTACTTAACTTACGCTCTCCCGGTAGGGTGACGAGTGTAATACCAAAGAGTAAGACGTTATCAGAACATGAAGTATTAGTTAATTGGGGAGTTGACGAAGTGCAAGTATTAAGGAATATAGGGATTAATGCTCCCTCACCCATAGAGGGTAGATATAAGTGGACGGGTAGGTATGATCCATACGATCATCAGAAAGCTACCGCGAGTTTTATGACGTTGAATAAAAAGTCTTTTTGTTTTAACGAACAAGGGACGGGCAAGACAGCCAGTGCTATATGGGCATCAGACTACTTATTAAATCAAAATAAGATAAATCGAGTGTTAGTTATATGTCCTTTATCTATTATGGAGTCGGCATGGCGCAATGATTTATTTAATTTTGCTATGCATCGCAAGGTAGACGTAGCCTATGGTTCAGCCAAGAAGCGCAGGGAAATAATTGCCGGTGATGCTGACTACGTGATAATAAATTATGACGGTGTAGAAATAGTTAGAGATGCTGTAGCGGAGGGTGGGTTTGATTTAATTATTGTTGATGAAGCTACTCACTACAAGAATGTACAGACCAAACGATGGAAGACACTAGCTAAACTTATTAACAAAGATACTTGGTTATGGATGATGACAGGTACACCTGCGGCCCAAAGTCCAACTGATGCGTATGGTATAGCTAAGTTAGTTAATCCAAATGGAGTTCCAAGATTCTTTGGTTCCTTCCGAGACTTGGTGATGCACAAAGTTACCAACTTTAAATGGATACCAAAAGACAACGCGACAGACATAGTGCATAAATCTTTACAGCCTGCCATACGTTACACGAAGGACGAGTGTCTTGACTTACCTCCTATGGTATATGTGCAACGTGAGATAGATATGACTGCACAACAAAAGAAATACTATAAAGAATTAAAAAATAAGATGGTTATGCAAGCGGCAGGAGAACAAATAACTGCAGCAAACGCAGCTGTAAACATGAATAAGTTGTTACAAATATCATCTGGCGCTGTATATACCGATACAGGTGAGGCATTGGAGTTTGATATATCAAATCGATATAAGGTAATGCGAGAAGTAATTGATGAGTCTAGTAAAAAAGTTTTAGTGTTTGTTCCTTTTAAGCATACGATTGATTTGTTGACAGCGAAGCTACGTAAGGACGGGATTACTGTTGAGGTGATACGTGGTGACGTTAGTGCGGCAAGGCGTACAGATATATTTAAGCGGTTTCAGGAGAAAGATGATCCTAAAGTATTAGTTATTCAACCGCAGTCTGCGGCACATGGTGTAACACTTACAGCGGCTAACACAGTTATATGGTGGGCACCCACTAGTTCACTGGAGACGTACGCGCAGGCCAATGCCCGGGTACACAGGTCTGGACAAGATCAAAAGTGTACGGTGGTGCACCTACAAGGGTCGTTTGCAGAGAAGAGAGTTTATACATTGCTCGACAATAGGATAGACATACATACGAAGATGATAGACTTATACAAAGAAGTGCTTGACTAGTAAGTCATCCTAAGCTATTGTAAGAATCCCTTTGAACAAGGAGCGAAAGATGAGTGATGTACCAAATGCTGAGAAGCTGACAACGGTTTATCTGAAGATAAAAGATAAGCGTGCGGAGTTATCAGCAGATTTTAAAGAGAAGGACGCTGAGTTAGTTGAACAGTTAGATAAGGTTAAGAGAGCCTTGTTGGATTACTGTGAGGAACAGGGCGTAGATAGTGTAAGAACTTCATCAGGTTTGTTTTATAGGTCGGCTAAAACACGTTACTGGACTAGTGATTGGTCTTCAATGCACGAATTTATATTGGAGAACGAAGTACCAGAATTGTTAGATAAGCGTGTAAACCAATCTAATATGAAGCAATACCTAGAAGAGAACCCAGACCAAGTACCAAAAGGTCTTAACGTAGATTCTGAATATATTGTTTCAGTGAGGAGAAAATGATGGCAGATAAGTATGTGCCCGTAGAGGATGTGGCGGAGCTGTTTAGTGTAACGCCTCACACTGTACGAATATGGGTTACAGAAGGGAAGATAGATAGTGACATGTATGTAAAGATTGGTAAAACATATCGCTATGATATTCAAGGGATTGAAAAAGCCTTTTTGGATTCCAACTATGAGGATGATCTAAAGGCAACTAAGAAAGAAGTTAAGGAAGAAGCTGGTGATTTTGTATTTGACACTAGCGTACTAGATGAGGATTTCTAGTGAGACGGTTAAGCATACGCGGTGGTATGTTCACTATATTTGATGGTGGTAAGCAAGAAGTTTTGCCCTACGATAACGTGAACGTAATTATTGTGAATGCTGCACTGGTATCAAGATCATATTACGGCAGTCAGTTTGACCCTAACAAGTCTACTGCGCCAGTATGTTGGTCTGATGATACACAAAGGCCATCTTCGGATGTACCAGAAGACAATGTACAAGCTCGTAGATGTATGGATTGTACGCAAAATGTAAGAGGTTCAGGCGAAAATGGTGGTAGGGCTTGCCGGTTTCAACAACGGCTAGCAGTTGTATTTGAGGGAGACCTCGAAGAGGTGTATCAGTTGCAGATCCCGGCTAGTTCTATTTTTGGCAGGGTAGTAAATGGAAACATGGGCATGCAAGAATATGCTCGTCATTTAGCTGCACACGGTACGTCAGTTATTGCTGTCGTTACGAATATATCTTTCGATAAAGACAGTGTTGTACCTAAACTTTACTTTAAACCAATGCGCTCAGTAGACAGAGATATGGCAAGTAAAATTGCGGAAATGGTAGTACACGCAGACACTAAGACGGCTATAACATCGGTTGTACCTGTGTCTGGGGAAGCTCCATCACCGTTCTCCGCTGTTGAGGGTGGGTTTGAGTTAAATGCGAATAAACAAGGTAATTAATTATGGCTAATACAAATAGCAGTTATGTAATACAAAACGTTGAGGCACAATGGCCTCGTATAAACAAAACTTATAAGTTTGATAACACAGAGAACCGCACAGTACCCTGTGACGCGTTTGAAGATGGCGCTAAATACGAGATTAAGTTTCGTATGAGTAAAGATCAAGCTAAAGAGTTGTACAAAGGTATGTCTGCAGCATATGAAGAAAGGAAAGAAAAGGGTTGGCCTGAGAAAGTTGATATGCCATTCACTAAAGATGACGATGGTATGTACACCTATAAAGCCACCTTAAAAGGTGCTTATGGTAAAGAGGCTACATTAAAGCCTGTACAATATGATTCTAAAGGAGCTAAACTACCTGACGATTTTCTACTTACCACAGGTAGTACAGTTAATGTTGCGGTGGTATTTGTACCATACAACATGCGTGAAGCAGGTATTTCTTTGCGTTTAAAAGCTGTGCAGGTTATTAAGTATCTACCAATGGAAGCGGCATCACCGTTTGGAGCAGTGGAGGGTGGTTTTGAATTTTCTTCGGAAGACAATCCATTTGAAGTTGTAGAGGCTAAACCAGCCACCAATGTTATTGAAGGTGAGTTTGGGGAAGAGAAAACTCCTGAACCAAAGAAAGTTAGTAAAAAAGCAACACCAAAACCAAAAAAGTCTGACGCTGATATTGCATCAATCGTAGACGACTGGGACGACTAGTCCAAAAACTTAGCTAGGTATAACCGAAAAGGGCGCGTCATGCGCCCCTGCTATCTCCACCCTCGGAATTAGGAATGTATTATGGATGCAGAAGTATTTTTGCGACACGTCACAGGGGATGACGGATACTACTGTTTATTTGCTGTCAAGCTAGGACAGAACGATAGACCACAAACGTTTCATACAACGTATGATTCGTTGCTACAAGAAGCACGTAGGCTAGATGCTCGTGGGTATAGCCCATACTTTGCACTGGCTACGTTTGAAGAAAGTGGTACGCGTGTAGCTGACAACGTGAAACAGTTAAAATCTTTCTTTATGGACATCGACTGCGGGGAAGGCAGAGATTATCCAACCAAGAAGGAAGGACTTCAAGCCCTACAAAGATTTTGTAAGAAGGTTGAGTTACCACGCCCACTACTAGTTGATTCTGGTAGGGGTGTACATTGTTATTGGCCTTTGTCTGCAGCTGTTAGCCGGGACGATTGGAAGCCTGTAGCAGATCATTTGAAGCAGTTGTGTAAGAATCATGGGTTTATTATTGATCCATCAGTAACTGCCGATGCGGCTCGTGTACTGCGTATACCTACTACGCACAATCATAAGACAGAACCGCCGTCTCCTGTTGAGTTTTACAGTGGGCATGTGCCTGAGTATGTGACTCTTGATGAGTTCGCTAAGGGCATCGGTGCAGATAAGATTCCTACGCCACAGAAGATAGATACGCAACCCATAACTGCTTTTCAAGAAGCGTTGATGGGCAACAAGCAACATAAATTTAAAGATATTATTACTAGAGAATCTAGCTGTGCGCAGTTAGTTGACATAGTAACAAAGCAAGATGAGTGTAGTGAGCCTATATGGAGAGCAGGTTTATCTATAGCTAAGTTCTGTTCTGATGGGCAGAAAGCTGCACACATAATGTCTAAGAATCACCCGGAGTATTCAGCAGAAGA